CTTCACCACGCTTAGAAGATTTTAACCAAATGATACCTGTTTTTTCTATTTTTTCTTCAAATGTCTCATTCCAAGCTTGAGCATAAGCAGCTAATTGTAAATCCATAGATGTATGGATTGAATTTGAGGTTTTAATATCTAATAACCATCTTACATTATCAATTTCAACAACTAAATCACATGTTCCAGCATATTTATACTGATCTGAGAATAGATGGATTTCGCTTTCAATTAAAGTGGGTTTATAAGTTGTCCAAAAGTCATGGAATTTAAGAATTAATTTCCAAACATCCATAGAGTAATTAGAATATCCTTCTTCATTTAACCATTGAATTTTTTCTCCTTTAAGATATTTTTCAATAGCATCATGTACTTGAGTACCTTCATCAGCAGCTTTTCTAGCTATAACATCAGCATTATGTCCTACATCTTTAAGCCAAGTTTCAAAAAACTTACCTTTAGGCATAAACTGTAGTATACTTGTTACTGATGGGTAGTAATCTTGATTTCGGCTATAGAATCGATTATCTAGAATACTAACTCTTTTAGATGTAGGATCTATATCTAAAATACGAGTAACACTTTTTTTATAAACATGAACATTTTTTTCAATCATACTAATTCTAGTTTTTTCTCAAATAAGTTTGAGAAGGTTAATGGTTGAGTAGTTTGAATTAATTTAGTAAAGTTTTCAAAACCCATTTCACTTGGGTCTTTATCTTTTAATTCTACTAAATATACTTCTTTACCCTCGTTTAATAATTCTTCGCAAAATGATAAAGCTTGTTTAATTGCGTCTTTATCTAATGCTATATATATTTTTTGTACCTGTGAGGTAACGAGTTTTTTCTTTAATTTATCCTGGATGTTTTTACCTAATAAAGGTATAACATTACGTTTAATAGCCATCATATCAAATGGCCCTTCACATAAAATAATAGGTATATTCCAATTTATAAAAAATTCAAATGGAACAATGTTTCTTGATACATTTGGATTCTTATATTTGGATCTAGAAAATTCTTCAAATCCTCTAGAAGTAAAATAATTTAAATTACCTTTTTCATCATATGAAGGTATAACAATCATATTAGAGTAATGTCCATGCTCACAATAACCAATTTGATACTTTAGTATATCATATTTAGTAATACCACGGCGTTTTAGGTAGGCTAAAGCGCGTCTACCAATGAGATTATTAGATGTCACATCAGTTAATGGAATAAATTCTTCAGGCAATTTAACCTGCTCTAAATTAACTTCTGTATGTTCAGATTTGGAAGTACCTACTAAGGAATATAAAGCTTGAAGTTTATCTAATGGTACCTCTACATGTTTAAATAAACGAGTTAATTTTCTACCTTTAGTATTACATACCCAACAATGCCAAGGATTGTCACCTTTAGCATTTGTATCCATATTAACCTCAAGTTTAGGTTTATGATGTTTACAAAATGGACAGTGATATGCTCTGTTATTTTTAGAGGTATTTTTACCTTTACCTAAAACAGAATCCACTAAAGTTATTAATAACTGATTTACCATACACTATAATGTATGGAGGAGAGCATTAGGAGCAAAGTCTTTCTTAAAAAACTTGCCTAATACATTATCATTATAACTGTTTACAAATAAGACATTATACTTGCACTGATACGCTGTTTCCCAGTAGGTAAGTTCTTTTTTGGTTCTTACCATTTTGATGATTTTTCTGGTGAATGCTAAGTTACCGCTTATTTTTATTTCAGCAAGTATTTCTTTATTAGAACCCCAATATGTAGCCCAATCAGATTCTTTTTGTATTCTTTTAGTAGTTGCTTTTCTACCAGGACCTGATTGTTCAGCTAGTTCTTTTTTGGTGAGTTTTTTCTTTACATTATGATAAAGACTTTTTTTACCAATGTAGAATTTACCTGTTATTGTATTTTTGATCTCATAGATAAAACCAAAACAATCTTGTGGGAAGTCTTCTATTGTTTTAAATTCTTTGACTTCCACATTTTCATACCAAAACCAATTATTCATATTTTAAAAATTTAAGCCTACTTGTAATAGTAGTTCATTTTGAAAGTTTTTATTATAAGGTTGGGGGAGTTTAGCTGTTGCCATTAACTCATTATTATCATTATATAAACCAACAGTTGTAATATATGTTTGAGGATTGTTATACCAATCTTGATGAATTATTTTTCCTGAACTACCTGAGATGAAACTTGGGTTCATTGAATAATTATATTGGTTATTTTGAGCTCTTATAAAGACATGTTGGGATGGGGTTGGATCTAAATTACGAAGTGAAAAAGTATTAACAGGTGGTGGATTGAATAATCCAGCAGTATTTACTAATATTAAACCAACATCAGGAAGGAATAATCCAAGGCCTGGGGAGACGCCAACACCATACGACCAACCTCCTCCAGGGAGTGTGGTTCCAAGAACTAAAGCATAAGCTCTACCACAATTTAAAATTCGAGGTGGATTCATATTACTATCATCAGTGAAAATTGCTCCAAAAGATCCAAGTCTAAGAGAGCCAGGAAGTAAACTAGATTTAAGTTTTCTATTATTTATAGATATAACATAAAATCTTGTTAGAGCAATAGGAGTTGGAGTAAATAAAGGAATATCGGCATTAACATCACCAACAACTATATTACGAATAGCCCCATAAATTTTTCTTGAAAAAGCAGTGTCAGCGGCATTTTTATCTGCTAAAGTTATACTAAATTGTGAATTAGCAGGATTTCCAATATAATAATTAGTTATATCATTAAAGGTTTCTGTAGAAAAAGAAGGGGTTGTTTCTGTATCTCCTACAGGGTTACCATCAACATCTCTCCAACATGATGTTGAAATAGAATCATTATTAAAAACAAAATCTTCAGGTGTTATTCTTGTTAGTGACATAATTATTTATCCATATTAATAACTATATTCATATCAACTGTTCTACTTGTAGGTATAGGTTGAGCTAATTTTCCTACAGCTAATAATTCATTATTTGTATTATAAAGACCGACTGAGGTTATATAAGGAGAAAATGATGATCCTGTCACAAAATCAACTACGTCACCACTAACATTAACTTTTGAACCACTTGAATTTATAGGATTAGTATACTCAGATCCGGATAGTAATGTTGGATTTAATGAATAATTAAATTCATCTGGTCTGATGGTGCATTTATATTGGGTTTCATATATAGTTGTTGATGGGCGAAAAGTGACATTTGTGTCACCTATAACTGAGGAGGCTATAGTTGGGTCTGTGATAATGATTATTCCATGAGTATATATAATATTTCCTATGTAATAGAAAGTAGATCCATCCCAAATATTACCTTGACCATCATCTAAATAACCACTACCAAAAAATACATTATTTGGTTTTATATAATCTCCAAATAATGATTGAGGAATAGTACCTACAGCTATTATATCATTTGCTCCTGTAGGGAAATTTTTAATAGGGTATAAACCACTTTGTAAGTAATTATCATATCTACTATTAACATTAGCAGTTTGGCTACCCTCAATTATATTTCCTTGATTATTAATTATAACATATGGCTCAAGATCATTAGGTAAGGTATTACTGTAATATAATTGCTTAATAGAATTATAAACTAATGAAGCTGAAGGGAATGGAGATGGGTTTGTTTCATCATCAGTAGAACCATAAGTTGTATTCTTACCTTTAAGAAAAGTAACTGTAGTTGAAGTTTGTGGTCCATATACAACTAATGGAGATACAATTATATCTTGTGATGTTAATGATTTGAAAGCACCCATTCATTTAGAAATCTAATTTAACACGAACTAAAGCTTCTTTAGTAAAGTCTTTTTTAAGAGGTTTTGATAATTTAGCAACTGCTAATAATTCATTATTATCATTATACATTCCTATAGATGTAATATAAGTAGAGGGATTTTGTACAAAATCATTATATAAAATTGTACCAGCGCTAGATGAGACTGAAAAACTAGGATTAACTGAGTAATTAAATTCTGCGTTTCTAGCTCTACAAAATATAAAATCTGAAGTTACTGTTTCTTGACTTTGGAGATAAAAAGGATCACCATTTAAAGCACTAATTAAAGTACTTGGATTATTATTATCAGTATTACTACCTCGGGTTGTAGTTACATTTAAAGCAGCTGGGTTTAAAATTATAACTCCTACATCTGGGAATAGATAACCATATACACCAGCTGTGGCTGATGAGGGCATTACTCCATCACCAAAACTACCAGATCCTAAAGTAAATCTCCTTCCAGCACTTGTATAATCAACAACTGGAGTGATGGTACTATTATCTGTAATTTTAACACCAGTGACTAAACCGCCTATTTGTAAACTTCCAGGCATAATAGCTTGTTTATAACGGGCTCTATTTATTACTATAGCGTAAAAATTTTCATTAGTTGAAGTTCCACCAAAATTAAAAGAAGCATTCTCATCTTCACCAAATAATAAATTTATAAATTGCCCATATACTGTTCTTGTAGGAGATAAACCTGGGACTCCAGCATTATACCAAAATGAACCGGATCCTTTAGAATCACCATACGCTACAGCAAATTGAATTTCAGCATTAATATTTGAATCTGGGGCTAGATCATAAACATTAAGATAATAATCTCCACTAGGGCTATTCCCTTGAGTTGTAGAAGTAAAAATAGTTGAGATTGAAGCTGAATAATTTGACCAAGCTGGGGCTACAATAGATTCAGCACTTATTAAAAAATCCTCAGGATCTAATCTTTTAAATGACATATTTTAATATATTAACAATTTGTATTTTTATTTAATTGTACAGGTACTGTTATTCTAGCCCCACTATCTCTACCAACAACAACTAATGAAGTTGATAATTGTGTGACTCCTGGAGGGAATAAAACATTCACTGTTGTAGCTGTTAAATTAAAAGTAGTGCCAACTACTGTTTTAGACACAGCAGCACCCAATGTTGTGGATGAATTCAATGCTGTAGCTTGAGATGTATTAATACCAACACCATTAAAATTACTTAATAAACGTACATCTCCAATAGTAGCTACATATCCTGATGATTCATATGTTTGGGTACCACCTAAATAATTAAGAGTTTGAGGTGTGATTGCAATTGAAGCACCTTGATACAACGAAATCACTTGATATCCTAAATCTAAAATAGGTAATTTAGAAGTACCTCTAGGAAGAGTAGTAAGCAAATATTTCATTGCTTGTGTCTCATCAGGAAATGCTTCTAATAAAGGCATGTTTTCAATAGCTTGCCCATAATAAGCTGATCCAAGAGGATTATCTGGGTTGTACATTGTATAATCAATCTCATCATCAGATAATGCAAATTGTGTGATTCTAAAAGAACCATCATTTCTAGCTAACAATTCTCTACCTTTTCTTGTTAAAATAGCGTCAACTGTAACTATTGAATTATTAAGATATCCCATTTTATATAAAGTATTTTATTATAAATATTATTGAATTATTTCTCTCTCAGTTAAATTTGTGATTATTTTATCATATTTATTTACTAATTCTTTAGATATATATTCAGGTTGAAGGATTCCAGAATGAGCCCCTCCAGGAGCATCTTTTTTAACATTTAAAACTACATATGTCCCGTCATTTATTACTCGATATACCACAAAATGATTAGTTGTTAGAATTGTTCCTGTTGGGGTTTTACCTAAAGGAGGTGTTACTTTAAAAGTAATTAAACCAGGATAATCTGTGGAACCAGAGATAAAATCTGAGTATAATCCAACACCTAATATATTATGTACCTGATCTTTATTATATTCAAATCTAATAAAATCTCCAGCTTGAATATCACTAAAAGGTATAGTAATATTAGAGAAATTAAAAGCAGCAGATTCTGGAGGGAGATTTTGGGTTTGGTTACTTGTAAAAATAGAAGAAGCTGAAGGGCTAAGGATTAGATATGAGTAGCTAGATTCAGGTTTATAACTGCCTGAGAATGTTACAATGGTATTTATAGATGCTGTGAAGTAAGGGGAATAGATAGCGTTTTCTCCATTAATAAGAGGGACAGTTTGACTTTCTCCAGCATTAATTGCAGGAGTTTCTTGTTGAACAATAATTTGAGTATCAACACCTACAGCCTCTCCTCTAAAAAATAAGTATTTACCATTTCCTGTTCCACTTGGACCATCAGCATCTAATGTAGCCGCGAATATATCTCCTACTTCATAATCATCAGTATAATCTGTTACATATGTTTTATAACCTTGAGTAGATACATCACCGGTGGAGAGCCAATACCAATCACTATGTCTCCAAACTTCACCATTTTTAAAAACATTAATTCTAACATTATTTTCATAATAATTACCACTACCCCAAAGTCCTATATAAGCTGTTACAGAAATACGAATACGTGTTCTAGCTTCAGCACTAGAAGATTGAGCTACTATAGTATTACCACTACTATTCCAACTTGGACCGTCATATACAACAGTGTTAAAAGGTATAAAAGTACCATAAGAATCATCTGAATATATTATAGCTTGAACACCATCAGGTCCATCATATTTAGATATATAACCCATATTTGCCACTGTCTCATCAGTTGGGGTTTCTAAAAGTCCAAAACTCATAGTACTCACAAAATTATAATCATTTACTCCTGTCTCAGTTACAGCTATAGGGACAATTCTACCAACATGTGTTATAGTATGAGCACCTGTTAATATTTCACTATTAGGTATATTATCTAATGTAGGATCTGGCTCTAATAATTTAACAACTGCTCTTTTTCCAAGTTCAAAATTATCAATTAAATTATATAATCCAACAGCTTGAGGTTGAGTAACAACAACCCCAGGTTCAGGATTAACAACATTACCTTCAGTGTCAATTAAATACTTAATAAAATAAGCTGTTTGATCTATAAGTTCAGGTCCTGTTCCTCCTACACCATCAAAATAAGCTAAATATGTTTGATTTTGTTCAGCTACTGGTATATCTGGGAATGTACCGTAATATTGTTTATCTGTTAATAATATTTCTAATTCTGTTGCTTTAGAGGTACCTGCAGGAGGAGTAGTTTTTCCAGTATTGGGAGATGAACCAGCTGTTGAACCTCCACGAGTATTTGATGCTGATGATGTTTTAGCCATATAACTTTTTTAGTTTAAATTTTTTAATAAGGTACATTAAAATTGCGGGAAGTTTGCCTTGATCCATTATATCTAATATTAGACCAAGCTTTTGAGTAATAATTTGAATCTTGAACAGATGCTCTACTAGCTGAAAGAGAGATAAGGAGTTCAAAATTAGATGGAGTTAAAACCCCATCATCGAGGTCAGCTTTCATGTAATGAACTGATGTAATATCTGCAGCGCTATTATTAATAATAGGATTATTACTATTATAATCCCAGATAATAAGTTTAAATTCTAAGGTTGGGAAAAAAGCTATATAACCATTAGAAGGAAATGCTTCAGTAGGTGAAGGAATAAAAGTTGGAGTGGAAGAATAGTTATAAATTCCACCATCATCTAGATAAGTATTTCCAACAGTGACATTTAACCAATAAAAACCTACCCCGAAATAATATGGTAAAATAAGAGAATCCAAAGTATATAAAACATCACTACTATTTATACCATTATTACTTGTAGGATGTATTTTTACATATTCAACTGTAAAAACAGTAGTACGATTATAAACCCCATATTCATCTGTTGGGGTTGGGACTATTTGTTTTCTTACCCAAGCTCTAATAGTACCAGATGATGGGATAACATTGTTAATAAAATCATCTAATGTTTGATCATCACTATAAGTATACAACACTGTATAAAAAGGAGTTTCACTTAATGAAGGTGCTGGGGAGAATTTAAATGGATTTTCAGGATTTAATTCCCCATAAGTAGCTACTGTTGGGTAATAAGGTAATTCTCCATTATAAAATTCAGCTTGATCATTATGTAATGATTGAGTTGGGCCTAAAAGAGTTATAATAGTTTCATACCAGGATTGAGTATTATTAACACGTGGTGACAAAGAATTATAATCATCAAATGTACCACCTGTTCCTCCTTCAATAAATGCTGTGCTGATTAATCCATTATATATACTACTAGTTATAAAAGATTGAGGTTGAACAACTTTACTTCTATTTAATAAATGTGGTTTAATAGTGATACCAGATTTAAGATTTGTCCTTGCAGGAATAAAATCTTTAATCATATTAAATAATGAATTATCAAAATATTTTATTAAACGAATATATGCTATAGGGTTAAGTTCATTATTAGTACCTAATAAAGTATTAGCTCTAGTATATAGGTCAGGGTAATAAGATAAAAATGTTTGAGATGGGTCACCAATGTATGTTCCTATATCAAAATTACCTTGAGATTTAATATAATTATCTATATCATTTTGGGGTGAGAATGATATTTCTACTGTGTTAACATTAGGAGATAAACTTCTATCAGTTGAATATCCTATATTATTAGGATTTCTAAGTATACTTTTTTGAGATGATAAAACAAATTGAGGTATATAAGCATAAGTACCATCAGTAGGATTTAAAACAGGAGGGAATGATTGTGATATTTGAGTATTAGTTAATATTTGAATATTATCTGGGATGATGTCTTGAATACCTGTCACAGTCATTGAGCTGGTGTATGCTCCTCCAAACTCACTCACACTTAAAATAGAACTAGTGATGCCAAACATACTAATAATATTTTGTAAACCAGCTACTGTTCCTTTAGATTTTAACAAGTAGGGTAAATTATGATAAATACGTTTATACATTTCCTTATTAACATCATCTAAAGGAGTATAACGTGACTCTTGAGAAGCAGTTTGATAAAATAATATTTGTTCAGCATCAACTGGGTTAGGATTAGTAGAACGAGTTATACTTCCAGGGTTGAATCCAGTGAAAGCATCAAATAAATCACTGACTGAAAAATTATTTTGATAAATTTTTAATCCAAATGATCTAATAGCGTCTGCTACTAAATCTTTAGATATACCAAATTCTAATCTATTATCTCCATTATATCGATTTGTGACATCCTTATAATAAGTCCATATATTGTCATAGAACTGACCAACCATATCTACAAATACTCTATACGGATCATTTTGAGGATCATCTGTCAAATAAGTAGGTATAGTATTAACTAAATAATCTTTATTATTAGTGTCATAAAGTGAAGCACTTTTTACTGATGATGAATACCAAGTTTGTACTATATTATCAGCAGTAGGATATAAGATATATGGTGGTGGAGTATCTTTTTTAGGATAAGCATTTGATCCAGAACTAAAATAAAGATAGTATTCAAAACCATCAAAATTTTTAATTATATTAGATATTTTATCTTGTAATATAATTGTACTTGATGTGATAGCAGTGTTAGCAGCGTCTACTATTTCTAAACTAGCGTTATACTCTTCAATTAATTGAACTTTATAATAGAAATTTTCAACACGAGATTTAGCTGAAGAAAAATGGACAAAATTAGAAAAATCAGTATAATCAATTCCTATATTGATGCTTTTATCTTCTAAGTAAGATAAAATTTGATCATATGATGATACTAAACTTGTATTTAATAATTGTTCATAATTAATATAATTAGTTGAATTATTAGTTCTATTCTTAATAGGTAAATCAAAATTAGGACTTTTAAGAGTAGGTTTAGCGATTTTTGGAGCTATAACCTCAGGTTGAAACAATATATTAAAAGCTAGTGGATCAGCAACTTGAGTCACAATCCATAAAACATCTTTTAATTTAAATTGAGTTGGTAATGGCTCATATAAATTAATTAATATTTCATATTTAGTTTTAGTATTATCAAGTAATATATTATTAGCTATAATAAGATTATTACTACCAAAATTAAGATAAAAATCTTGGAAATATTCTAAAGAATTAAGTTGGGTTTTAAATTGATTAGCTAATGTAACTAAGTTATCATTAGAAATAATATTAGAAGCTAATCTTAATTCTGTTCTATCTGGGGATATTTCTTTAATAAAGTATGCTCTATTATCTGAGGAAGAACTTAATTCATTTTGTAAAAATTTGTAAATTACATTATATTCTCCATTAATAAAACCTTTGTTCTTTAAATCTTTTTCAGGGTCTAGATTAATATTAAAAACAGTTCCATTACTAGCGTTAGTGCTAGTTATAGTAATATTTTCAAAATTTTGATCAGTTATTTGAAAAGAATTATCAGGTGATAAAATAGTATACTCAACATAATCTCCTTTACTAGGGTCAAAAACTGGATTAACTACTTCTGAGGACATTGCTGTTACATCCTGAGGGGAGTAGGTTTGGGTTTTGAGAGTTATAGGATTTATTTCATTTATTAAAGCAGCCATATTATATATTTAAGGATGCTGAGGCAGCATTGGTTTGGAGGGTTAAAATTTGATTATTAGCAGCTAATAAATCTTGTCTTAAAGATGTTATTTCATCTAATAAGAATTGAATGTCTTCATCTGTTTTATCAAAATTTATATATTCTCCACTTGTTTTAACTAAATATTCATGAGAATTAGTTGATCCATTAGATGGTATATCATAGAAAATAGCATCATATAAATCAAAAAATTCATTGACAGTTATAGTATCCTCTAAAGGAAGAGGAGGTGTAGAAACTTGTGAAAATGAGGTATCAACTGTATTTTCGTAAGTTTCTTTATTAAAGACAGTTTTATTTAAAGAGTAATTAGCCATTTATTACTTTAAAATAATAATTATCATCAAAAATTAATGTTGAACCATCTATAACAGTTTTAATTAAAATCTTATAATATCGTTCAGGTTCTAAACCATTCATATATAATGTAAAATAATTACCTTGATTATCAGCACTTAATTGAGTATATTGGTCATCGAAATCTATAATAACTTCATTAGTATCCAAATCTTTTATTGAGAAATATGAGGAGGTTGGTAAATAGTAATTTGTAGTATAAAGTGAAGATGTTTGGAATGTCCTGGTAGGATATGTAGGTCTACTATTAACTCTAAATTTATTTATACTTTCAGGATAAAATATACCTGGGTTTTCGTCTAAAGCAACTGTGGCATTAGAAGTGTTTAGTATAGTATTAGTGGAAGAACCTGTATTCCAGGTATAATCTCTCCATCTAAATTCTAATTGGGGTGGGTAAATAGTATGAGTGTCTCTAGAAAAGAATTGCATTTTAATTTGATAATTTTCATCATCAATAAATTCAATAGCTTGTTTAGCTATTAAACCATTATTTTCTATAGTACCACTATACCACGCTTTAACCATATTAGTAATATCAGTATTAATATCACCGGTTTCAGTATAAGCAAAACTTTGAGTTGAATAAATAGGTAATACAGTAGTGTTTGAAGAACTATAATACCAATTTCCTCCACCTAAAGTACCACTATATGAAGCAGTTATGTTAGTAGGGAAGCCAGATGTAACCCAAGCATTACTGCCTGAATATGATTTCCAAACCCAACTAACTCCATTCTGGACTTCAGGAGAATAATTATATTTTCCTGTTCCCATATTCCAAGAACCATACACTGGGTAGAATTCAAGTTGAGTATCTAGATTTAGTCCTTCTAATTCTGCTAAAAATCCTCTAAAATGTGCTTTCCAATTTGACCCACTAATTTTATTGGTAATAATATCATTAATTTCAGTATCAGAAAATTGTACTAAAAATCAACTAGCTTGAGGTAAAGCGGATGTATTAATGACTGAGGTTGATGTCTCTATAATTTCATCTAACCCAGTATTTCGGTTGGGGTATAATGAGTAAATAGTAGCGTCTTTAGTAGGAAAAATCTTATAAACGGCCATTTTTTATTATAAATATAAAAATTATAAAGATACAACACGTCCTTGAATATCATTATCAGGGTATCTAACTTCAAAAACCATTGGATCTACAGAAGGATATATAACATTATTTTTTGTAGCTCCAGGAATATCATAAGTGTAAATTGAATAATCAACTCCAGATTTATTAGTTATATTAACTGTTTTAACTGTTTGAACCCCATCTATTTTATCAAGTATAATATATATATCTTTTAATATAATAGGTTCATTTATTTCCCATTTATCTATATTAAAATAATCTTTAACAGCAGTTATACATTTAAATAAAACATCATTATTATTATAATTAGGTAAAACTATAATATCAAAATCAACACCTATATTAATGATGAAACCATCTCTAATTTTTATAGAATCATTAACCATTCTATATTGAGATAAATAGGTTTTTAGATTATTTTTTAAACTAGATTAAGCACTTTTTAATCTTTTATTATTATCATAAGCTAAAACATATAAATTTATTGATGATAATGATTCACCTGGAAGTAAATTTTCTAATTTTTCTGGTTCAGCATATATTTTAGCCATAGATCCATACTGTGAGGGCATACTCATAGCTCTAACAATATAGTCAGCTTGAGTGACTGTTCTTAATTGAGTCCCAAACACACCTAAAGAATTAAATCTTATTTCATCAGGTGTGTCCCCATCTTTTCCTCCAGTTGCTCCAAAAGGATTTGTCACAGCTACAGATCCAAGAATATCAGAATATAATGGTTCTGGGGGAGCCCCAAATTTAAATGATATATTAGTTGGGTTTGTAATTCTATTAATAGTATTTGAAGCGACATTAGCTGTGACTCCACCTCCTGTTAAATATCTAATAGTTAAAGTAGTGTTAGAAGGAGCTATACCATAAGTACTAGTGTATAAAAAATTAGCAGGATCATAAGCTGTTGTTAAATAATCATTTGTAGAAAGAAAATTTCCAACATTTGTAGGGTTAGGAATAATTTCTTCTTCAACATTAGCTGTTGTAGTTCCAGCACCAAATTGAATTTGAAGAGTAGTAGGGGATATAAACCTTGATACAAATCTTCTAGGTACTTTAAGTAATTGTAATAAATAAGGAACTTCTCCAGCATCTGAAGAGATATTTGATGTAGAATCATATATCATTTCTTGAGCTAGATATGGCACTTCATACCATTTATTTCCATCACTATCTGTGATATCTAATATTTGAACTATATTTGCATCATTTATCTCAATAGTTTGGAAGCGTTGGGGTGATCCAAATAAAATGTTTTAGTAG